TTTAATCTCCACGTACGCTTTTTCACTTGGCTTGAATATTTTGCGCTCAAATTCTAGCGTGATCTTTTCTATAATAGGACTAAGCGTATCTGTTAGAAAACTGAGGTTAGTGGCTTCAACAGTACTGTAACTTGATTTACTGAGATCAAACGCTTTCACAGGAGATACGCCGAAGAACCTACATATATCTATAACATTGAATTGTCTGCTTTCCAATAATTGCGCATCAGCAGGATTAACAGTAATACTTTGGAAATCCATATTGCCTTCAAGAATAGCGACAGAATTAGGATTACCATTATCAGTATTGAATGCTTGTATCCAACTAGATTTAAGTTGTTCTTTTTGCTTTTGATTAAGTGGAGTATTTACTTTTAGGATGCCACCAACATTAGCACCACCACCAAAAAAACCTAATGAGTGATTTTCGCTAGCGTGAGCAATGGCTAATGTGTTTCTAGCAGCACTTAGCGTACTAATACCTTCATAACCATCATTAGACGTGTTAAGGAGATGTATGATATTCTCAGAGTCTACAACACCTTTAATACCAGTAACTGAATATCTAATAGGCTCACCAATTCTTGTAGGCTTTATAATAGTTACGTATTCACTAGGCACATAATATATAGCTTTTGCGTTGTAACGCTCATCTCTTTCTATATAAGCATAAGCATTACCTTTTAGTAGCATACTGGTCACCATTAGTTTTATGAACGTATATCTTGACATATACTGATTAGGTTCTTTCGCCAAGAGATTGTACGCTGTGTGCTTCACATATTTATGCTTGTGATTATTCTTAGTGTTTATCACGTCAATAGGTAATTGCGCTATACTATCACTTATTACCTCAACACACCTGTACACAGTTGAGAGATTCAACGCTTTTGATTGTTGATAAGAAGCAGTACCATATAGTAAAGCGTCACCAAACACAGAAGATCTTTCCTCTATAACAGTTTCTTTTTTCTTAAATAAATTACGTATATTCATTTCTTATTTCTTTATTCTTATTTATATTACTGATATACTTCCTGTATATTGTGGGGTATCTAAATACACACCTAATGCCTGAATCATGGCAATTACACCGTCTATTTTCTTTGATTGAGATGTACCTTTGTTAGGTTTTATGTTTCCATTATGATCAGCTTTAAGTTGAACATTTGAGAAGCACCAGCGTGTGATCTCATTATTATCTATAACTACTTTACCTGACAATAATAATCTCTCTAATTCTCTTGTAGGTTTATTAAAGTTACCTATTGATTGAGAATATTCTTCAAGTGGTAAACCTAAATCAGTTGCGTTTATTGCCCACTGTGTTGAGTTCCATTTATCATACGCAACTTTATTTATCAATACATGATTGTTAGCTTTAACCAAATCATTCAAGATAAAGTCATAATCAGTAACATTACCATGCGTTATTTTCAATTGATTTGTAGAACGCCAATACTTGTATAACTCTTTATTTACACCTTCTTGTAAAGCAGATTCTGGTAGGTAATAATCAACTTTTACATACAGCGCATCTTCATGTGGTATTAAATATGCTACTGCTGTAAGATCTCCAACAGCTGCAAGGTCAACACCAATGTAACAATTGGATTCATAGAAACGCTCATCAAATAAATTTATCTTCTGAGTAGCAGCGTGTATATATCTATCAGCAATCCATGTTTGCGCTGAATCACACCACTGATTTAAAGTCTTAGTTCTAACGCCCACTTCTTCACTTGGATTATTAATAGCCGATTGAACTTGTTCTTTGATATATTTAGTAGTAACAGTTACATCAAGATTAGGCGTACATTTAACCCAATTATTTTCATTAGTCCAATCATCATTATCATTCATTGCGTAAATAGCCACAAACATACTATCATCTTCCTTAATACCATTCAATACTTCAATAGCAGTAGTACGCAATTTGAAACATGGGAGTGTTTTATCAAATCCAGCAGTTGTGATTGTACATAAATGAGGGTTGTTACGCATGCCCATAGAACTCTTTATAACATCTCTTACTTTTGAGTTTTTGGCTGAGTGGTATTCATCTACCAACGCAAATGAAGCATTGAAGCCATCCAGTGTACTATCATCAGAACTAAATACATTTAGAACTGAATCAGTTTTATTAAACTTAATTTTATCTCTATACGCTTTTAGATACTTTTGTTTAGCGTCAAGTTGTTTCACAAATGCGCTACACATACCAAAAGCTATTTTAGCTTGTTCTTTTGAATTAGCAGCCAAATCTACTTCTGCACCATTTTCACCATCAGCTATTAGAAAGTATAGACATAAAGCAGACGCTAACGCAGTTTTACCATTCTTTCTACTAACTTCAATATAGCTGCTAGTATATTTTCTAGTAGTTATATTACCAGCGTTATCTTTGTGGTAGAAGCCTACAATATTTGCTACAATAAATTGCTGCCATGGTTGCAATACAAAAGGTTTACCATTGAATTTCCCTGTATAGTGTTTAAGCGTACTTATAAAGCGTATAGCTCTATCAACAGCATTTTCATCAAAGTATAAATCAGACCTCTTTAAATCATCTGTAAAACGCTTACAAGCTGCTTTAATAAGTTCACCAGTGACTATTTTATCAGCTAATACATCATACGCATATTGATAATACCCTTTTGATTCATGTATAGCCTTATTCATGATTTAGTTATTTTGAATGAATTCATCTACCAGTGTAGATTCATCATCAGTGTCATTAGATTTCATCTTACACCTGCTTTTGGGCGTTAAACCAAATTCAGTCAAAATACTCATACATAGTTTTTGCGCATCATTTGCTACTTTCATAAGTGGATGGACACTAATATTACCTCTATCAGAAATAAACGTATAGCCTTCTCTCTCTATTTGCTCAATAGCCTTCTTATATGTTTGGAGATTATTTGACAACATGAATAACGCAGCTTCATCTATATCATATACATCAGGATTTGTAGCTACTACCTTTTGTATATACGCGAGAGCATCAAAGTGTGGCATGATCCCACAAGCCTTTTTATTTATTTTCTCTTTTACCATGATCTTATCTATTTAAAAGTTCTCATGTTTAGAAACCAGTTATACGCTATCCTAAGATACCTGATAATACGCAAAGCCATATAATGCCCTAGAATCGCTTATCTCCTACCTAGCTAAGGAATTAATCATCTAAATAGAGAAGTGCTGTCAGAAAGGCTTAAAATGAGAAATAGGACTATTTTAGATGGCTAACGCCAATATACGCGCGTGTATGTATGTAATTATAGATATATATAAGAATCACCTGTCGCCTGTCTAACATGCTGACGCATGTTTTCCAGAAGCTACAGGTGCTTTAATTCTAGAAGCGAACAAAAGGGCATAAAAAAAGGAGATACCCTTTTTGGATACCTCCTTTTATTCTTATATATATTCTACCATGCTAATGTAAAATCTTCACCTAGATCATCAGGTTCTTCCATAGTTGGAAATTCATCATATTCACCAGTATTTAAGTAATGCATCATGTCTTGATAGCTCATCACATTATTAATGGTAGTACCTAAACCACCACTGTGTTTTAAAGCGTTTATTTTCACCTCATCATCAGAAGCAAGATTAAAGTTGCGCTCAATATATGTACCAACCATTACAATACTATCTTTATTGTTCTCCAACTTATTATCATAATGAGTAAAGCAGTCTTTTGTGCATGTTACTTTATCAATGTGTTTAAATGACTCACCTTTTGCTATTACACCAGATTCAGCAACTCTATAAATTTGCTGTCTTTCTAAGTTATCTTCATGGTATTTATTGTAAATCTCAAAAGTACCAGTACCACGTCTAAACTTGTAAACTTTAAACGCATGAAATGGTATAAATAGATGTGGTATTAGTTCTTTCTCAGTAGAAACATTCTGTGGATCTTGTTCTGTCTTTTTAGTGAATAAATCAGCTAATTTAATAATACCAGCAGCATAATCTTGTTCAAAATTTGCTGTATCATACATGAATAATCTATTACCATATTTGTAAACCAAGATACTTCTTGTTATTGGTTTCACTTCATCTGTTATAACGCGTTTTTGAACATTGATCTTATTACCATAATACTGCGTATAAGTGTAGTCTTGTTCTAATCTTGATAGTTTTAATTCAGCATCAAGTATTATCTTATTCATATCAACAAGAGTAATTTTACCACGTTTATAAGAGGATTCTGCGTTAAGAATAGTTCTTCTTAATTCATTGTATCTTGTTGTATAATCTCTATCAAGTTTAGTTTGATCTCTGGTAGGATCTTCAATATTTTCACTGGTAGTATGTATATACCAATCAGTAAACGCTTCTAATTTACGCATCTTATAAGGTTTGAATATCAAAGTTTCCTTAACATCAATATAATCTGATTGACTTAAACATTTGAATTCAAAGTAAACTGTATTACCATGCATGTCTTTTGCTTTTGCATCATAATCGCAATACTTATCAACGCCTTTTTCAAAATCATGATAACCATCTTTTATCAATGCTTTCTTCACCATTTCTAGTAATAGATGATCAGTAGCGTAACTACTATAACCCTCTTCACTTTCATCAGTATCAAGTTCTGGTAAACCATACTTTTCAAGATCTTTAATCACTGTGCTTCTAGTGTATGCCATGAAGCTGTAATTGATACTGGATTTAACAACTCTCTCATTGCTTTGTAAGTTTGTCTTTTTCATAACAAAAAATCTTTATATAATTAATACTTTTTCTGAATACAAAGGTAATACATGGGATATACCCTGCACAATACCTTAACTAAAACTGTTATAATTATCTCTCAAATCTGTATAAGAAGCTCCTGATTCAGGTGGACAATATCACTATCACCCACCTTACAGAAACATTACTATAAAGATCTTTTGAGAGAAATATATCAGGTTCTTATTGCGCTACAAAGGTAATACATGGCGTGTAGCTTTTCCAATAGCTTAAATTAAGTAGTTAAAGCTGTAAAGTTATCACCTCTGTTTCTGGTTGCAAAGTTAATAAAAAAAATATGCCTTGTCAACCCCCCTTTTTGTTAACACTTCTTTAACTAAAAGAAACAAATTTATTGCACTTTTCTGTTCATTTGTGCAATTTTCAGCCTATATTTTGGTGTAATTTGAGCTATTTTATCCACCAGATAAGGCTTCAAATTGGTAAAATGTGCACTTTGGAACAATAAAAACCCTTGATTTTTGTTCTAAAAGTAGCATTTTATGGTGTTTTTAGGTGTTTTTGTACACATACCTCAAAAGTGTGCAATGAAAGTGTTAAATGCCATTTTCCATTACTTTACATTTGAAAGTAACTATATAACAAAAGCTCCACCAGTTTTACCAGCAGAGCTTCTTGTTCCTATTTCTAATATTTTGATTTATGGCAGAACTACATCAGCTTCCCAGACAATGCATTCTTTGAACCTGTGAAAAGGTTCTTACAAAACAACAATGAAAAAATACAAGCAATGAAAATCGGTTTAGTCTTCTCTAAGACCTTCTATTATTATACCATTTGTTTGTTATCACGTAAAAAAAGAGCTGCTAATTTCTCAATCAACAGCTCATAATATGGAAAAACTAAATTTTAATGTGTGTTATGTAACTTCTGGTGACACTGTTTGCATAAGCTCATTAGATTTGAATAGTCAAAGGCTTTTGATTCTCTTTGAAATCCTGCGTAGTTTAAGAATGAGTCCTTGTGATGTATATCAATAGCCGATACTGATTTACCATTAGCTAAACATATTTCACAAAGCGGTGAATACATCAGCTTCATCCGTCTTAGGCATCTCCATCTACTAGTTT